GCCAGTTGCGGTAGAACCTCTCGTCCCCCCTCCCCAAGGCCCTGCCCCCCCTTCTCCACCCTGCATCGTCGTTCCGGCCACTAATCCATCCCGCCCGCTGTTCCCAGCGAAGCCTATGATGCCTGTACCGGAGGCTGTTCCCCCGGCTCCCCCAGCCGCAAATCCGCTCGTTGCCCCACCCCCTCCTGCACCGCCTACAGCCGTGACGTGCGCCCCGAACGTTGTGTTCTCCCCGGCGGCCTCGGCGAGCCCTCCATCGCCCACCGTCACGGTTTCTGTCGCGCCTAGGCCCGAGGTAATGTAGTCGATAGTCAGCCCTCCGCCTCCGCCTCCGCCCCCAGCGGCATAGACGCCTGCGGCTGCATTCGCGCTGCCCCCTCCTCCGCCGCCCGCGAACGCGAACACTAGCGCGGCATGGCACCCCGCCGGCTTTGTCCATGTGCTCTCGCCAGGCGCGGTGTACGCATTCACTGCCAGCACGCGCCGGCCCGACAGAATCCCCGCTAGTAGAAACTGCGTCCCGTCGTAGACCGCATCGATGATGCCCCCCGAGGCTATCTGTCCCGCGACCAGCGCCTGGCCATCCGCTGAGAGCACATCCTTCGCCCCCAGCGAGGAGACATCCATCGTGACGGCCGCCGTGTTCTCCGCCCCCGCGATGAATGACACTTTTAGCCCCGCGGAATACGCGCTAATCGACGGCGTCAAGGACAGCGTGATCGCATCCGCGGTCCCGCCCACCGTCCCCCACTGGACATCCTGGTCCTGCGCCTGCCCCGCCGATAAGTAGTGCGTCCGGGCCGAGGCATCCCCCACTCCCGTATGGATGAATCCCCCCATCGGGAGGTTCGCCGTGGCCGGGCTCTGCCCATCGCGGGTGACGCAATTCGAGAGCCCCGCCGCAAACCCATCATCTTCCGCATCCATCCGGGTGTCGGTGATATTGACACTGGCCGCTGAATCTGCCGTCCAATCGTGAACCCGCACAAACGTACCACTGCCATTGAATGCCATACCCTTACCTCACCTGTTCCAGCGCTTTAATGTACTCGCCGATATCTTCCTTCACTTCTGGCTCCACGTTCGCAATTCCGACTAACCGCCCGATATGCGCCCCTATGCCTCCAGCGGACGTCACCGCGTTCGGCACCTGCACCAGCCACCGCACAAACCCAGGCGAGGTCATCAGCCGGGCCGCGTACCTCGGGGCCACAATCGTACTCGCCGCCGCCAACACGGCAGACTGAGGGTCGCCCGTGATAGCATACCCCGCACTGCCAATCCCGAGCGCTCCAAGTGTTTGCGACACCGCTGCGTGCCGTGCCGTCCCCGAAGGATTCGCCATCCGCTCGACATCCTTCAGACGGCTTGCCACTAACACGAGACGGTCCAGCTCGGGCGCCAGTCGCGCATACCTCGGTCCCGAGAACAGCGCCTTCTTCGCCTCGGGCGCTAACTGGCTCCAATTCGTGAGAAAGGTACTCGGGCTCCAGACCTCCCCCGTGAAATCCTGCGCCCCCGGCTTGGCCCGGCCCATCAGGCCGAGTGTGCTCCCAGCGACCGCATCCCACTCCTCCGGGCGCATGTTATTGCGCATCACAGCCAGACGCTTCCCCCCTTCCTTGCTCCCCGAAAGGGCATAGCGGGCTGCCTGCGACGGGACCTGCTGGTCGAATAGTTTCTGCATCGTGGGCGCGACCTCGGTCATGTACTTTTGCGTCGCCTCATCCGCCCGTTTCAGCGCCTCGGCGGCTTTCGGCCCCGCCATGGCCGCCACCGCTTTCATATCCTCGGTCATCGCGGCGTACAGCCGTCCTAGGCCCGCCTGCTGGCTCCCGGTCATCCCAATGAGCAGCGGATCATCCAGGTCTCGCCTCAAGGCCGTCCGCACCCTCCTGAACGCCTCAAACGGAATCCCGTCCGGTCCCGCATCCGCCACCAGACGCCCTATCCTGTCCTGTGCCGGTCCAAGCACCGCGCCTAGACTCTTTGGGGCCTCCGCAATCTGCGCCTTTACCTGGCCTTCCAGGGCGCGCACCTCCGCTAACGGAACTCGGGTATCGCGCCCAATCATATCGAAGGCTCTGTCATAGAGCTGCTCCTGCTGCCCCTTGAACCGCTCGGTTGTGGCTTTCGCGCCACGCTGTAGCACCACGCCCAGCTCTTCCTTCGTGAGCGTCGGCCCAAACTTCGACGAGACACGGTTGGCCGCTGCCCTCATCTCGTCCATAATCTTTTCGTGGAACGCCTGCATCCTCGGCATCGAAGCCGGAATCGTGGTCGCCAGCGCAGACTCTAGGCTTTGGGTAGACTTCGCCCCCGTCACCGCCCCAGGCGAGGGGGTAACGCCCAGGCGCCTGAACTCATCGGACACCGCAGCCCCCGAATAGGGAGAACTCGATAGCACCCGCTTCCCGGATAGCAGCGCCCGTCGAATGCCTTCCTCGGCCAGCTCTCCCACCCGGCCGCCGACCGCCGTCGTTCCCGCGGTCACGGCCACATCACGCATCTGCTCGGGGAACGTCCGCGTCTCACCGCGCCCCTGCATCAGGCTCTCGATTAGGCGCTGGGCCTCGGAGGCCGCCGCCGCCCCTAGTCCAGCCCCACCCGCCACGCCTAACGGGCCTAGCGGTAACCCGAGCGCTCCACCTAGGGACGCGCCCATCATCTCATACCCGATTCGTGGGACCTCACGCGCAACCGATTTTAGAACGCCTCCTCGGCGGCTCGTCTCCTCGCCCACGGGAGCCTCTGCTACGTCCGATAGCCGTAGGGTACTCCCACGCACACCGGAAAGCGTCTCACTCGCCTTCGCCTCGGGCACCAGAAGCCCCAGGACGCGCGAAACATAGCTTTGTGTCTCAGGGTACGGGGGGACCCCGCCATGCTTCTGTACGGCCCCTGGACCGGCATTGTAGGCCGCCAGGGCCTTCTCGACATCCCCGCCGTGCTCTTCCATCATGGCCTTCAAATAATCCGCCGCGAACCTCAAATCATCCCCTTCGCCACGGTAGGGCTCTACCCCATACCCTGGGGATTTCCCTGTCCCAGGCATAATCTGCATCGTCCCACGGGCCCCCTTCGGGCTCACCGCCCCAGGACGGCCTCCGCTCTCGACCTGCATGACCGCTCGCAACAGCCCCGCCGGCAGCCCTCGGTCGGCCTCTAAAACTTCGGAGAGCTTCATTTCACCTCTTCCACTTCGTGGTCACCATCAGGGGAGAGCCGGATAATCCGGTACTGCTTTCCGCCCTTCCCGGTCACCGTGTCCCCGACTGAATACCCCACAGGCTTCGCGCCTTTCGCGGGCTCACTCGCTGGTCCACCGGCGGGCTCACCCTCCAGTAAGCTACCCACCACAGGCCCCATGGCCTCACGGACCCCCTCCTTCGCATACCCGCTTGCGACCAGGGACCGGCCTAACTTCCTCATCGCGGACCTCGCGGCAGCCGCCTGGCGTTGAAGGTTCTTCTGAATCTCTCCAGGGTCCATCCCAGGAGTCACCATCGCCTTCTCGAACTCTATCCTCTCCGGCTCTGTCAGCGCCGACCCAAACAGCGTGTTTCTAGCCACATTCTTAAAACTCTGGTAGTCCTGCCACCATTGCGCCCCTCCGCTCGGGTCGCCGAACGTTCTCCCGAACCAATTCGCCACATCCCCGGCTTTGTTGACGATATAACCCCCATATTCAGGCTTGAAGCCACCCACCAGCCTATCCATCTGCTCTACACTGCCACTTTGTGCGATAAGCTCGCTAATAGACTGTTGGGTCAGTGGCCGACCACCCCCCGCCTGGCCCTGACGATACACGACCTGCCCAGTCGCCGGGTCGGTTATGACCTCAAACCCGCCCGCCGCTTTCGGCATCCCCTTCACTTCCCCCGTGCGCACATTCCTCTGGACCTCCATCCCGCCCGGTAACGTCTCCTGTTGCCACTTCGCAACAGGCGCCTGCCGTCCCTCGGCGAGCGCCTTCTGAATCTCCAGATACCCCGGAATGGCCTCGAGGCCTGCGCCGCCTTGCGTGTACCGCATCCCCGTCGGTGGGGCCGGCGCCTTTTCAGGCGCGGCATACGCGATATCTCCACCGCGCATCAGTGTTTGTCCTGGCGACATGACACGGTATTGCCCTTTTTCGGCTAGCGCCTGAGTGAGGAGCTTCACCCCCTGGTCCGCGAGCGCCGGGTCCGCCATCATCGTTCGGGCCACCGACTCGATGTCGCCTCCTCCCGATGTCAGCGCCTGAATCAGACGGTCCTGCTTCGCGGCCTCCGCCGTCTGAAGCTGCCTCTGGCCCATTACGCCGGTCAGCGTTCGCGCTATCGCCTCGAGGGGCGTGCGCGGTTCAGGGCCGCCGATAGCCCCCTGCATCAGGGCCTGGCTAATCATAGAGCGATAATCAGGCATGCTAATCCTCTTCAGTCGGAATCCGGTAGGGGATCTTCCATGAACAACGCCATCTCCTGCGCGCGTCTCCTGGCCAATCCACGCCTATCCCGTCCGCCCTGTTTCCTCCACAGCGCGAACCCAGCCCATGCATGGAAATACTCCCTACTCCTCAGTGAATGTCCTATCGTCGAGTCGCGCGTCAAAGCCCCCGGACCTACGTTATAAACGAGACTCACCAAGGCATCGAACATGCCCTGCGATAGCTCGACCCGCAGCCCATTCACGGCATCCTCCGCCTGCTCAATATCCTCTTGAAGCCACACCTCCGCCTGTGCCTTGGTACACATATCCCCTTCAGACACCCCTCGCGTATGTCCCCATCCTATCGTCCATACATCATCAGGCGTGGGCCTGTAGGCTCGCAGGCGTAACCCCTCATAGCGCTTTATGATACCCAACCCTCTGTTTCCAGTCGCTTTTTGCGCATGGCTCGATTCGTCATAAACACCTTGGGCCGCAAACGTATCCCATCGCTGGCTTGCAGGTACCGAGATAAACTGTTTTTCCTTTGACATGCTTAGAACCATCCTCCCATTCCAGACGCCGCCGAATATCCTGCTGCTGCTCCTGCCGGGCCTCCGAACAGGCTACCGCCAAACATCATCCCAAGCTGCATGAGGGCATTCAACGCCGACCTGGAATTGGCCTGCTGATTCTGCCAGTTAAAGAGCTGGCCCTGATATTGCTGGTTATACAGCCCTGCAATGTCCGCAGCATTCACCCCCACCTGCGGCACTCCGCCCGCGTTCGGCATCACCGACTGCCCGCCCAATCCGAACAGGGCCGCAATCTCCTGTAGCGGTAACGCCCGCTGGTACGCCTGTTCCTGGAATCCCTGGCTCCTCAGCGCCGCCTCCAGTTGCCGCTGCGCCATTTCCTGTCCCCACATTTGCCCCTGCTCGGCATACCCCTGACCGCGGGCTTGCATTTCGAGGTTGCGCCGCTGCACCTCCTGGAGATACTGCTGCGCCTGGGCGGCGTTCGCGAATTGGCCGCGCTGCAGCTTCTGAGAGAAATCCTGCGCCTGCGCCTGGTTCGCGAAGACGCCAGATTGCAGAGCCATGTTGAAGAGCCGGCTCTGCTCCTGCCCGCCCGCCAGGACGGCCTGCATCCTGGCATCGGTCATCGAGCGGTTCAGCGTATCCATCTCTCGGTTCCACGCATCCCCGCCCCTCATCACGCCCATCGCGGCTAGGCGTGCCTCGGCGTTCGCCCGGTCCCGGTCGAATTGGGGCTGGACACGCGATAACAGCGCCTGCTCAACACTCTTCCTGGATGCCTCGTAGTCCGTGGGGCCCAGCGAGGTCTGAATGGGTCCTGACGCCCCAAAGGACCCCTGCACCTCCGGCGCATTCACGTCCCACCGCAGGGCCGGCAGATTCGAGGCCAAAGGAGCATTGATGTCCCACCGCAGGTCGGGCAGCCCCGTGGGCGAGAACGGCGTTCCTATCACCTGCTGGGCATATCCGCCCGCTTTCAGGCCGAGCGCGTTCATCATCTCATCGAGCTGGCGCTCCTGTTCGTAGGCCCGCTGCATCTCGGGCGAGAACTGCGTCACACGCTCATAGGTAATTTTGTTCGGGTCGATGGGGGCCGGGGCCCGAAGCCCGGCGACCGAACCATCGCTTGTGCCATACTTATTGACCGCGCCCCCTATCTGCGACCACGGAATGCCGAAGACGCTCCCACCACCAGAACCCCCAGGGCTGGCCCTCGGTACACCCCCCGCAGCCAATGCTTTCTGGTACGCCGCCATCTCGGCGTCATACCGCTGTTGCTCCGCCGGGTCCACGATAGGACGGTAGGTTACACTCCCATAGGGCGTGTATTCATTGATACGGTTGAGCCGAGCCTGCTCTTGCGCGGCTGCCACCGAGGCTTCCAGTTGCGCCTGCGCTGTCCTTTGCGGGTCAGGCGCTTTTGGAGCGCTGCCACCTTTGCCCATCACTCACCTCCCACTGCTCTAACCACCGATGCCAAGCCTTTACCCATCGCATCCCATCCTCACGAAGCAACCCATAGAGGAGCGCGTCACTCTCTCCATCATACCCCTTTCGTATCCGTCCTTCCACCTGAAAACCTATACCTTCCAGTAACTTACGACTCCGCGCGTTGTCTGGATGGACGAGGGCCGTCATCCGCTCACAGCCTATTTCCGTGAATGGATACGCTATGAAGCATCCGATATGGGGCCGTGACGCCCACCGTGCATCGCGTGCCGCGAACTCAATCTGGATATCAAACCCACAGTAGTGATGATAGATGGCCCCGGCCCACAACCGGCCAGAGAGTGACCGCAGACCCAAGGTGGTGCAGCCCTCGGGGTCCCATCGGTGAGACAGCCCGATAAGACTGGAGACGAACGCTATCACCCGGCCGTCTTGTTCAGCGTAGGGAATCAGGAGCATTAGATGGGATGCCCCAGCTCAGACAGGACGGAGACGGCGTGGAGATGGCAGCTCACGTTCCTCGCGGAGACACGAAGCCAGAGGCTCCCTGTGAGCCCTGCATCCATGATCGACTCCCATCTGGATTGAATAGAGAGGCCCCGTGTCCACGGGCTAGTGTTCCATGGGCTGGTATTCCACGGGCTTCCAGAACTCCCCGAACTCGATGCCTGGCTCGTAGGAACCTCATTCCGATAGTCCACGTTCATCCTGAGTGCGGGATATATCTCGCCCTCGCTGGAAAGGGTGATGTTCACCATCCGAAAGTGTTTCACCTGGGCGGGATGACCATAGGACGAATGGATCATCCGAATGTCCCCCGTGATATTCGCCCCGTTATCGCTCGTACCCTCGTCGCACAAGTGTACAGCACCGCTACAGCCCCCATAGAGCCTATCATTGTGGATGGCCCAACAGGAGGCGTTCAGGCCCGTAAACTTCGCCCAGGACCCCGTATGGATGTTCATCACGTACTGATGAAATTCCCCCGTATTCTGCGGCACATTCACGAATGCTAAGCGCCCCCGCGGATAGAACACGGGCTGCCATCCAAACGTGGATGGTGCCAACAGGGCTGCCTGCACGAAGGCATTGCGAATCTTGTCGTTCGCGGACAGGGCCATTCTGCCCAATTGGAGGAACCGCGACAGCGGCACTACCCCGTCAGACGTGATGACGATGACATCGCCGCCATGCTGGATGGCGCACCGCTGACCGATAGGCTTCCCAATCTCATAGATGCCCACAAGCTGCCACGATGCGTCCCCCGGGTAAAGCCCGGTATAGAGCAGCACCTGGCCCTCGGACGTGATAAACACCGCGAGGTCGTCAATGCCCGCTCCACTATCGAGCGTCCAGGTTTGCATCGTGAGGAGACGGCCGCCACGCGTCATGTAGGCCCCCACATCGAATTCCACGGCGGCCCCCGAGATACTGGATGCCTCGAGGTACCAGCAGGACGTGCTGCCCGCCTCGATGAAGTACAGTCGCTGTTTGAAGGCATTCACATCGACGAGGGTGGAACTCGTCACCCCGGTAATAGTCGGCGTGGTCCAGCTCGTGCCATCGTAGTTTCGGACCGCGTCTTCCCCATTCGCGATGACGAGGAAGCTGCCCCCTGGCGTAGTGAAATTCACATACTGCCAATGGTCGTTCGTGAGACTGGATTGGACGGCTGCCCCCACGGCTCCGGACGCTGTCACGTTGTAGATGTTCGCCCCATTCGCAGCGAACAATTTAGCGCTCGCGGGGCCGCGCCAGGGCAGCAGACTATCAACGGCCCCTGTCATACCCGTGGCGTGGACAGAATAGCCTTTTCGCAGGACGACGTCGCTCGAATCCGGGATGAAATTCACGAGTTCGACCGCGTCCGTGTCTTTCATGCCGGCGTACCCATCGCGGGCATTCCATCCCCCGACTGGGGCAGGCAGGGATTTCGATATCATTCTTGGCATGCGGGGGTTCCCATGAAACAGAAAAGCCGCCAAGGCAGGCACTTGACGGCTTCTAGTTTATATGATATCGGGTCTATTCGCTAGCTCGTGGTCTCTACCCACACGAACAGCCCTATGACTGCGAATCCTGCTGCTAAGAGCGCCACATGGCTCATAGACAGCAGGAAGTACAGCAACACGCCAGCGACCGAGGCGAGTGCCAACAATAGAAGGCATTCCACGGTCGCGGTTCTCATGCTGAGTATACGTGTGTGTCCTGGCTTGGAGCATCCAGGAATTGCACCCTAACCCGCGTAGAACCGTCGCCCACAATGTACGCGAGCCCATGCGACTTAGGGTTGTAGTATCCCTCAAGCATCAGGCTGTATACATAGCCTTCCTGTTTCAAGAAGGCGTCTGCCTCCTTGCCTGTGATAAAGTACTTCATAGCCTGTTTCTTCATAGCTCGCAACACCCTGCTCCAACATGCTTCGCGGTCACCCTGGCTCCCAGCCTAGCTCCGTGGAACCATGCATCCCACAGCGCCTCTTCCACGGTAGCTCCAACCCCATAGCAGTTGGGCTGGGCCCACGGCTCAGGATGATTACCATCCTCGCCATAGCCCGAGAACTCTACACTCACTCTAACCCAGCCCTCGGTGTCATTCCACTCGGTTGCTTTCACCGAAGTTATAACTCCCGCATCCTTTAACTGCTTCATTCTCTCAATCATGGCGCTCATATGTTTCATCTCTGGCTCCTCGCCGTTACAGTCTTCATGGCCTGTAGCGAGCCGTTTAGGCTGAATTTCATAATGGCAGGATCGCCATCCTGCATCTGGATTCCTATGGCCATCTCGTTGTTCAAAGCGACATCCTGTATCATGGACATTGGCGTTTCCATCGCGTAAGCCGCAGGTGATTCCCTTAGACATACGGCATCAATGATACGCAAATGCTCGCTTGGGAAGAATTTGGCCAATAGTGTGTAGCTGCTTTCTTTGTCGCACCTTTGGTCCACCGCGGACAGGACAAACGCACACAATCCATTATCGCAAAACAGTCCGAATTGATTTTCACCGCTATCCATCGTGCTGGCGGCGCGCAGATTAGGATTGACATACCAATCTCCGCTGAAATACTCACGCGCGGTATCTGAAGCGTCAGTATACATCGGCTGTGCGGCACAGCCTGCCACCGCGGCCGCCGCAACCACTGAAAAAATAGACGTCTTCACTACAGTCTCCATCCCAACATACTGAGCGTTCCTGCATAGAATCCAATCGCGAGCAGGCCGTATACGGTACTCGCCGTCTGCATCGTCGTCATTATGACGACGGGATGATAGAACCAAGACATACCTACTCCTGTGCCGGGTAACCGCCCGGCTCGGTATCCTTTGGCTAGTTTTGGGCGGCCCGCTTCGCGACATCGCGGGCGCGGTCCGCTTCACCCACCGTCATCAGGCCTTCACGAACAAGAGCCTGATGAGCCGCCAACACGCGGCGTAGGTCGAAACCCAAACCGCCACACGTGATTTCTCCGCTCCTCAAATCGGAGCGGACCCTACTCCAGGTTTGTCTCATACTCATAGTGTTCTCCTTATCCTCTGGCCATTGCCCGCAGCATACGCACTGCTGGCATTCATCTGATGGGTATCCGTCGAGCGCGAGATATAGTTGGTCTATACCTCTGTGGTATTGGTCCCATGCGCAACGCTCGCACCAGAAATCGCCTAGGAAGTCTATATAACCGTTCATCTTCGTTCTCCTTTCAATGTTGCCTATACTATATGACACTATCTTATCAGGAAGGTTCAGTACGTGTCAACACATTTTAATAGCACCGCGTGACAAACTGATTCCCCCCAAAGATTTATTGAATGGGCGACCCGTCAGAAAACTTGGGCTGTATAATCCAATGCCCCAGCGAACGCTCCAAATCCTCCAGCTCAGCGTCCCACGCCAGAAGCACAGGAACACTGTCGTTCATTCCCCAGTCTCCCCCGCATCTCGCACACTGGATGCGCCGCACATCGTGGGAGAACGCTTGGAGGATGTGGTACGAATGCCCGAACTCCATACACATCACACGCCTGATTAGGCGCTTTACCGCGAACTGTTTCATTCCATCTCGTCTCCTGATAAATGTTCCTATACTATATGATACTTTTCTCCAGAAAAGCTAGCACCGCGGTCGGTCACACGAACCAGTCGCGCTCAGGAACGTTCGGAGAGTAGATATCCCGCCGCCTCGGGACGAGAGAGAGGATGCTGTTCCCGCCATCGCGGGCTTTGCACAGCTCGAGGTCTTCTAGCCAGTCTTTGTAGTGCTGAGTAGAGTCTAGCCCCTTTGCTAGCGCCCACCGCCACCGGATGCCCGCGATAATCAGGCCCTCGCTGAATACCGTGGTGTCCGTGTCCGTGGTGAAACTCTGCTGCCAGGTGGTACCGGTCCCGCCCAGCAATATCGGGGTATTCCTCTTATACTCGAAAACGAGTGTTTCAGCCGCTGTCGGCGTCGGGTCAAGATAGTATTTCGCGGTATCTCGCCCCTTCACCCGGAACCGCTGGTAGATTGTACCCGTGGTATACAGCCCCGACTTACGTAGCTGCCACTCCATCGGCGTGCATAGCACTGTCTCCGTGGTTCGGTCACGATTCCAGTGCGTGTTCGACAGGAAGGCGTAGAAGTCGGTTGGCAGAGCGTACGACGCCGTCCCAGCAACCGTGTCGAAACTGTGCTCGGCGAGCAGCGGTGACCACGGCCACGGGTCTTCGCGTATCATCGCGACAATGCGGTTCGCGAGCGCTACTAGTTGCCGCACCTTGTCGTCCACGCTTCCAGCAGCAG